GCAACCCATGCAGCAACCCATGCAGCAGCAACCCATGCAGCAGCAATTTATGCCACAACAACCACAACCACAACCACAACCACAACAACAGCCTATGCAACCTATGCAACCGCAACGCCAGATACCAATACAACAAGCTGCACCTGAATATCCAAATATTGAAGTTGCTACTTTATCGGATTCATATCATTTATTTATGGATTTATCGGGTGTATCTAAAAAGACTCTTGGTATTACATTTAGTAATGGGTTTCTAGTAATTTCTGGTAAACGTGAAAGTAATATTGATAAGCTTAAAAAAAGCCTTAAAGGTAATACCAAAACACGTAAGAATCCTATATTGAAAAGGGTTGAAACTATTCCAAAATTTTTAATGGGATCATTTACATTTGAATATCCATTTGAGAAAATGATTGACGAGAGTGCAATTGGTGCGTCGTTAGATGATGGTATTTTGCATGTAACACTACCACATCGAGCAAAAGGCGAAGCTGTAAAAGTTTCGATTGGATAATATTATGGGTGTATTTTATGATGGTGGAATGATAGTTGATGCTCATTACGATGACATCGCTGTTCCTGAGAAGTATGATGGTGATTTATAGGAATTTACCGAAGATAATGATATGACAACACTTAGTCCATATTATGATTCTGGTTATAATATTTTTATAGGGTTTAAAGTTGATGATATTCTTGTTAGTAAAATGACAGACGAATGGTTATCTATAATTAGAGAGCTTGTTCAGGAATTCAAAGAGATTGCTAGATGTCCTGTTAAACTAATTGGTGTTCAAGACATTACATAAAAAAGAAGCGTTTAACGCTTCTTTTTCTTTTCTTTTCTTTTCTTTTCTTTTCTTTTTACGTCTTATATGGTAAATAATTGTAAATATACATTTATTTGTTATACATATTTTTTGCAGTTTCAATTAAATCTGGACGATTGTGTTTATTTGCAAAATTAGTTACATTTTTAAGGAATGCCATATTTCCACCATCTGTATTATTAATTAAGAGTTCACCCATTTCCAATGAGGTTTTTGGTGATTTTAAATGATGATCAACTATGTAACATAATAATCCACCAATATTAATTCCGTATTGTGATAATAAATTCATTAACTCTGATGTATATTTCACATCACCACTATTAACAGCATTATATAATTCTTGTTTTGTTAAATTATCAAAGTATTGGTGACTATCATGATTAAAATTTAGGTCTTCGCTACTAAATAAACCGCTGTCATCATCTTCAGGTTTTCTAATATCTGAGAGATATGTTTTAATTCGATTAATGTCTTTAGATGCGAATATATCATGTGATGTATTTTCAAATATAGCGTTAAATCCTTTATTAATTGATTCAATTAAATTTTTATTATTATTAGTTTTAAGTTTATTTAAAAAATTATTAAATTTTACATAGGTATTCATTATATTACTCCGTTGTGATTATAATCGCATATTAGTTTATATTTACTTTTTCTTTTTGCCGCAACCACATCCTTTTTTCTTAAATACTTTTCTAATAGTGCTGCCTACAGCATATGCAGCTTTTAACCCAGCTACTTTATATTGTGGTGGTAACATCCATACATAATCAAGTATGTGTGGGAAATCTTTTGCAAATGCGTCAATTGCTTGATTACCTTGAGTAACTTCGCTATTGCGGTTTGCATATTGGAAATCATCAGCCATTCCACCAGTTGCAACAAAATCTACTTCATCTGGTGTAATTTTTTTACGAATTAATCTAACATAATTCGTACATACTGGACAACTTCCATCATAAAATAATCTAGGCTTTGCCATTAGATATCTCCGTTTGATATAACTCTATACCTTCTAAAATAGATTTTTTAGAGATGAGTTGGTTATTTTGTTGTAATAAATTATGGACTAACGTACTTGCATGTTTTTTATCAATTGAAGCGAATCGATTAAACCAATCATTATTTAATTGATTTAATCCATAATCTTCACTGTGTTCAAATACGTTTTTAATGAATGTAGAGATCACCACAGGATCTTCGGTTTTTAATACTGGACCTGCGATTTGATATATAGCCTCAAGTTGACTTAACTTTCGGTTAAATTTCCCCACAACATTACCACCCTTTTTTTACTTTAAATTTCGCTGGTTCTTTTGTTGTTACCATTGGTTTAGTAGCGTCAAAATCATAATCTTTTTCTTTAGCTTTGTCTTGATATGATTTACCGAACATATCATTAAATACATCTTCCACACGTTCAATTACGGTATCAGTTGTACGATCTCTAGCGTCATCCATTGGATTTTCATCAGTGACTTCATCACCTTCAAATGCTTCTGTACGTGACATTGCTTTACCTAAACTACCACTAATACCACCACCAATACCAAGTCCATCCATCTGAGGCTCTTTATCAGATTCAGCGGCACCAAGCTGTGCTTTTTTTTCTTTATCAAGACTTTCATTAGGAATATTCCCAGCAGATCCAGATGCTTTATATTCATCATCATCTAGCATAGGAACAACTACTTTTTCCATCTCAGTATCTTGCTCGTCGGTTAGATCTTTCATAGGAACTAACTCTTTTGCTTCAGTGACAGCGGTAAATTTAACCCACTTGTCTATATCATTTAATATTCCAAAACCTTTCATAATTTTACCTTTAGTAACGTGTTATTCTTAGTTTATAATAAATTAATTATTGTCGAAATATTAAACCAAGTGGTTCATCATCATCAGGACGTCGTGCGTCCGATAAATATTCAGCTGAATCCGATAGAGTTTTATTATGATACTTAGGATCTTGCATTTGAGCTAATGTTGTTCGCTCACTATTAATTTGTTCCTCAGTTTTTAGTATAACTTCATCCTCTTCAAGTGCTTTTAAATTAACTTCTACAATATTTCCATAATAAAATGGTGATTGTAGATAATAAGGTATCCAGTATGCAGCGGTTATTCTATCATCATGGTTACCACCAAGTCCACCCCATTTTTCTTGTGTTAATCGACCAAATGAATGCATTTCATTGATAGTTTCTTTATCATATAGATGCATGAATTTTCGTTGAATGTATGTTTTAAATAAGATACATGCGTTCTGTTTCAATTTGGCGGAAGCCCATAATCCCATATGTTGACCTTTAGGATCAAAATGTAATAGGTTTTCATATTCAGCTTGACTGTAGAAGAAATTAGTTGCAACTCCACCTGGTCCATTTTGCTCAATGATTAAACCTGGTTCATGATATTTCTTAAGTATTACATAACATTTTTTACAGAATTCTTCAATTTCCATATTATTGGCTGCAATTGTTGCAACTTGATGTACTGTGATGTTAGATTTAACTAGAAAAATATGTAATACTGAGTAATCTTGATGTACACCATAACCTGAGTCAAGTGATGCAACATATTCCCAGTTTTTAGTTTCAAGTTCTTCACGTCTACGAGGAAGTTCATATATTTTCATATACTCTGGGAGTTTTGGAATATTAAGAGGTTTTTTTGATTTAATTGTTTTTAAGAAATTATGGTCAATTAATGTAGATACAGATCCAACGAAGTCACATTTATACTCTTGATTGAATCGAATTTCACCTATTGTTTTTATTTCATCACGTGCCCATTGTTCATCTCGGTTTAACCCTTTAGCATTCCAAGGGATTTCGCTTTTGATGTAGCCATTGAAACTATCTTCATCTACCTCTTCATCAGGGTATCTACCATCTTCCCACATACGGAAGAAATGATTCATGCCATTGGGTGTCTGGTGTCCTACAATACCATTATAGATGACACTATGACACCATTTATCACCATCTACATCATTAAGTGAGAAGTCATATACATTATTTTCAGAGTCTGTTATATTAGTAATAGGAGTCCAAATAATATTGTCATCTATGTGATCAAATACACTATCAGTAATATCATATTGATCATTAAGTGATTCCCTAAATTCTAATAATGCATGCCTTGATATATGTTTAATTCGTTTATGAGCAGTGGGTAATTTTAGTCCTCTATATGGAATATTTTTTTCTTTTTTCCATTGTTTAAGTAGATCAGTTGAATATGGTATTAAATCATCTTTATGTCCAATTCTAGTTGGAGCTTTAAATGTTTCAAATATTGACTGTTTTCGATTGAATCTAAATCCAATCTCATCAAAATATTTTTTCACCATGTCATATCTAGTAACTTCAGTGAAATAATACCGACTTTCAACTTTAACTAACTCAGTTGGTCGTGAAATTCCTTCGCCATATGTAGATAATATACCATAGTTAATAAATAACATTTTTATTTGTTGTATTAAGCGTTTAGATGATACTCTAATACCAATTCTATAGTTACCCTTAGTTGTCCACCCATCACCATCAAAGATACCTTGAATCATCGCTGAGGTGCATTCTTTCGACATCTGCATTAATCTAGGTGGTATGATTTTTTTAGGTGCTTTTCTATCTAATTCAAATCCTAAATATTTTAATAATAATACAAGTGATGTAGATGATATTCTATAATGCAACTTATCTGGAGTTAATGAATATCTCAACCCTAATGCGTTTAATGATTTAGTTAGGTCATCGCCGCATGTAATATCAACATACGTTAACCCTACTTGCTGTCTAGCATTTCCTTCGGCAATAAACATTCCGAGGAAGTATGCGATATCGGGTGTAATTTTTGTAAGGTTACCTAGTCTATTAGAATTTTTATATTCTCTACTGGTATCGATAAAATCTATGTCATCATTACCCCATTGATTCATACCATATTTGATTGATATAAAATCACCGACATCAAGTTCTTTAGATTTAAACCATCCATATTCACCATTTTTACATGCCCATAGTTTGTGTTCAAGAGAGCATTCAAGTTCACTATATGCACTGGTGATAACTTTAGTTGGTACTTTACCTTCATTATGCATAAGTACGCCTGTATTGAGTTCATTTCTCATACCAAGTACTTTATATTCAGGTATTTCATATCCACCATATGGTTTATTTTCATCTATAAAATCACCAATTTCTTGGATTCCATTTTCAGTGAATATCATAGTATATTTTGTCACACATGATGTAATTATAACTTTAGTAGTTTTACCTGATGAAATAGTTGGGAATACAGATGCAATAAATTCATCAGCTAAATGAGATTTAACGAACGCAAACTCATCAAGGTATAATAGATTAATTGACATACCTCGAATACCATCGGGAGATGTAGCTGCACATACAACACGTGTACCATGTGAAAATTGAATTCCACGTTTGTTCCATTGCTTAACTCCTGGTTGCATCCATATTGGTAATGCAAGGTATGAGTCACGTAACTGCTGTAATTGTTCCTGTGCTAAATTTAATTTATTCGCAAGGATAGCAACAACTTTATCTTCATTGAATAACGCATACCATAAAATGTATGCACGTGTCGTAGCTGATTTACCAGCCTGACGAGGATATTTTGCGATGTTGAATCGATTTTCATTAAATCTACCAATTAATTCTTCTTGAAAATCATACAATCCAAACAGTTGCATACCTTTATCTTTCGTATTAATGTAAACATAATTACGGATAAAATAGATTGGATCTTTTGCACACTTTGCAAGTTCTTTAAGCATCCAAGGTTCTACCTGTACGCTTTCATTACCATCTCTAAGATTGGCTACTCCATTAAATGCCATTATATGTTTCCTCCAATAAATTCACACATATATTCTTGTTTGAATCTAATTTCACCTATTTGTTTAGTGATTACTTCTCGCCATGTTTCATCTCGTGATTCCATTGCGGTATATGGTATTAAATGTTTAATAAATGCGTTACAATATTTACTATTAATATATTGTCCTTCATATCTACCGTTATCCCATAATTTTTTAAAGTGATTACATCCAGATGGACTACTAATAATAATGATTTGTGACGTATCATTTTTCCCTCTAAGGTTAGTTATATTATTAAACGGCATATAAGTCACCCTTCATTTCATAATTAAATTCACAGTTGAATTCACGTCCAAATGTTTTTTCACCAAGACTAATTTTTTGATTAATTTCCCATTCATCATCTCTAGTTTCCATTAAATACCACGGGAGTTTAATTGCTTGAAAGCTATTGTAATTGGATATTGCATCGGTCCACATTTTATAAAAATGATTTGGTTTATCTGGTGTAGATGCAACAACAATTTTACTATTTATGTTACTTGTGATTACTGGAAATATAGATGCTATAAATTCATCTGCTTGTGATCGTGGTATATGAGCAAAGTTATCAACAAATAAATAATTAATTGACATTCCTCTACATCCACCCACGGATGCAGACGACGCTATAAACGTAGATCCATTTTTAAAACTGATTCTAGTTTTTGTAACTGAGCTAAGTAGATTAGCTTTCATAAAATCTGGGAGTCTCTCAATCATATCTCGCATTTGAGTTACATACTCCGATGCTTGTGATTGCTTTGGTGACACTACCACAACATTTTTATGTTGATTGAATATCATATAGTGTAACATATATCCTGTCATAAGAGTACTTAGACCTAATTGACGAGATGTATTCATTACAATTTTTTCATAGTTATCTAATTTAAATAATAAGTGTTTCTGATGTTTATATAATGTGAAAGGTGATATACCTTCATCAATTGTATTAATTTTTAGACAATTTTCAATGAAGAATTCAGGATTATTTTCACATTCGACTAAAAAGTGACCTCGGTTATTATTTTCTGGAAGTTCGATACTTAAATCTTCAAGTCCTTCTATAAAGCTATCTAATTCAGAAGCATGTTTATCTGAAAATTCAGTAATAGCCTTTCTCATTATTTCTGAGCGGTTCACTTGAAGTAATTCTGATAGATTATCTATATCTTGATCAGTGTCTTCGGTGATGTATATGTTAATACGTTTCATTTATTTTTACCATTTTATGATGTATACTTACCTTTTGTTTATAATTTTCTATATTATGACACATATATTTTCATTGAAAATGACATTGGAATGAAGAAAATGATCGTTTTTAATGTAAAATGATTATATTTGAATCATATACAAAGGAATTAAAATGAAAAAAATCGAATGGAATAAATTTAAAAATCCTATGGTTCAGTCTGGTGTCGAGTTAATGAACAAGATAAATGCTAAAGGTTTTGAGGCATATGTAGTCGGTGGTGCTGTACGTGATATCGCTATGGGTGATGTAAATGTACATGATATCGACATTGCAACTAACATGCCAATTGAAACTATTAAAAATAATTTTAAAACTGTTGAATATGGTGGTGGTGAAGCACATGGTACTGTAATTGTTCATTATAAAGGTGAGGATTATGAGTTAACTCAATTTCGCACAGAAGGTGATTATAGTGATAAGCGTAGACCTGATAAAGTTGAATTCGTTCAATCATTTGAAGAAGATACTAAACGTAGAGACTTCACAATTAACGCTATGGGTATTGATGCTGCTGGAAACGTAATTGACTACCATGGTGGAACTGATGATATTAAAAAAGGCGTACTACGCACCGTAGGGGATTCTAATGAGCGTTTCAGTGAAGATGCTCTAAGAATTCTTCGTGCGGTTCGATTTGCAGCTCGTTTTAATTTCAAAGTTGATGATAAAACAATGGAAGCTATGAAAAAATTAAAAGATACTGTTTCAAGTACTTCGATCGAGCGTATTCGTGATGAATTGTTTAAAATAATCGATTATGGTGGTGATAAATTTGCTAATGCACTTGATCTATTAGATGAAACTGGTATATGGGATGTTATTATACCTGAAGTTAAATTAACTAATGATAAAATTGAACAAGTTCGTAAAGCCAATACTGATAATGTGAAGATTAATTTTGCTATTTTATTGTTTGGATTAAATACAGATCAAATTAAGACCCTTGGTAAACGTCTAACTTTAACTAATGACGAGATTAAGTCCGTTGCATTTATTGCTGGTATGTTACCATACTATGGAAAGATTGATCAAATTCCTAAATCGGTTGCATTAAATATGATAACTGATTCGGATTTTGATATTCTTAGACAAACATTTGTTGCGGTAATTGGAAAAGATATAGAAAATGCGGATGACAAAATTCAAAAAATTTCTACATTTAAATCAATTACTGAACGTCAGAAACAGGTAAATAAATTTATTATGGGATCTGGTTTAAAAGGTGCTAAATTTGGTGAGGCGATCAAAGCTGTAAATGCTTGGTTGTTCTCGGAGTTTGAAAACGGAAATGAACCTTCCGATGAGGAAGTAAAATCATTTATTGGTAAGTTAGTATGAAAACATTAATTGATGATAAAGACATATTCGATTCAGTAGAATCTGATGTTGGTAGTGGTACTGTCATAAAAATTTTTGACTTTGATGGAACTATTTTTAACTCTCCAATCCCTAATCGGAATTTGTGGGATAACAAAATGTTCGGGAAGTTAATGTCAGAAACTCACAAGGGTGGTTATGGGTGGTTCCAGAATCCACGTACTTTAGAAGATCGATATATTAGTAATAGTGATTTTAATGAAGCCGTGGTTGCAGATGTTCATGAAGCTATGGCTGATGTGAATACTGTAACTGTGTTGCTTACTGGTCGTACAACACAATATGAGGATTTGGTAAAACAGATTCTGGAAACAAATGAATTAGTATTCGATCACTATGGGTTCAAACCTACAGGGAAGGGTGTTAAAATATTTACAATGAATTTTAAACAAGAATTCATTCGTGATGTAATTTCATTATATGGTGATGTTATTAGTGTTGAAATGTGGGAAGATCGTCGTAAGCATGTTGAAAGGTTTAATGATTTTTTGGATACACTTGATTTAAACGGTGGTGTTCATTTTATCAAAGAAGCTGAACGATATATGGACGCAACACTTGAGCAAGAACTGGTTGAACAGTTGATATCGGATGCTGCAAGTTCACATACTAAAGTAGAATCATATACTGGTAAGAGACCAATTTATTATGGTGCATTTTTATATCCTGAATCTCATTTTGAGTTACTTGAAGTAGTGAAAGATGAAATACCAGAAAACTGGAAAACGTATGCTCATCATATGACTTTACTTTTTGGTAAAAAGAAGAATGAAGTGGTTGAAGTGTATTTAAAAAACAACATGGGTAAAGATGTATATCTAAATGCAGTTTCTATTGGTATCAGTAATGACGCAATGGCGGTTAAAATAGAGAGTGACGTTCCAAGTGATAATACAATATCACATATAACAATTGCTGTGCCTATGGGTGGAAAACCATTTAACAGTAATTTTATTACTAATTGGACACAATTAGAGTCTCCGATTCGATTGAAAGCGAAGATAAACGCTTTCTATGGATAATTTTATATAAGTTTATGAATAAAAAAATTATCTTAGTAGTAATTGAAACGTGATAGAAAAATATGAAACTAGGTGCTGGATTTTTAATGGTGTGTCCGACAACTCAACGGATTTTATTAGCTTTGCGAACTGAAAAGTCGGTATGGTCTGTATTTGGTGGTGGTGTAGAAAAATATGAGACTCCTATACAGTGTGCGAAGCGTGAACTGATTGAAGAAGCTGGGTTTATTGAGGGGCGTGATTATAAAGTTATGTCAACTAAACCGGTTAATATTGGACGATATACAAATTTTGTATATCGGACATTTATAGGTATAACTGATACAGAAATAATTCCTTCATTGAATTATGAACACAGTGATTATAGATGGGTATCAATGAATGATATTCCCGATAACCGACATTTTGGATTACAGCATATGATGGGAGACCCAAAGACGATGAAACGTTTAGCACTTGCTCTTAACCCAAATGTCACTGATTAAGGTATTGATATGGATAAATTTACTAATGAAGTTAGATCGGAGATCAATAAACATAAATGGATTGAATCCGAAAAAGCTGGTAAAGATATTGGCGAGAAAACTGCCCGAATAAATTGGCTAATAAACCATTGGGGTGCGTTTAAAACATATTATGACCGTAAAGAAGCCGAAAGTATAAAGGAATCTGGTACAAATGAGTAATGTGTTTGTATTAAAAGATTCATTGTATAATGAAACTACCTCAAAAATAAATAATTTTACACTTGAATGGATCAAGTGGTTTAGGTTTGCAAAAATTGCTCCCAAGAAGCATAAAATTGGTCGAAATGATATTGTAATTATAAATCTAAATGATGGAACTGATCCATGTAAAGGATATGACATTCACTCAGAATGTAAACTTATATATATTGTACATAAAATTAATTCAATTAATATTAAACATCTTAACGCAGCTAGTTATGTTATTTACATTAACGATGTGATGCGACAGATTGCTGAGATTGGTGGAATTAATAAACCCCACACAGTATGCCCACGGTATCCGCTATATGATTTTTTTGGAACTCAATTTAATAAAGTAGATATGGTTCACATAGGTGGATGGTTTTTTGAAGATCGTGTGGATGGATTACGTGAGGCGTTTGATGATCTTGATGGTAATCTATCTAATGATATTCAATTTACATATAACTATGTTTGGGGTGGAGTTGATAAGCGTAAACTCCAAGTTATGGATTTCATTGGTGAACTTAAAGCTGATGGTATGATGAAACATCGACCTAATGTATTTCCAATTTCAGAATTACCATATATAACTAATTTATTTAACACACGTATAAGTAAGTATGGGTTTATACATAGAAACTCACTTTCAGTTGAAAATGTTTTTGATTTAATTAATGACAAAGATGAATCTATTTTAGATAATAATATATCGGAAAGTTCAATGTTGGCAATGTATCAATCAAGTAATACTGAGATTGTCTGTAACGATACAATTGAGTGTTTACCTTATTTCAAGCCTACTTGTGAATTTACATTTAAAAATTTTTCTAATTTAATTACGGAAATTGTAAAAAAACTTTCCTAGTTTTCGATATACTTTTGTATATTTCTCAACATGAAAATACTAACGATTTTATACCGATGTAGTAACACTCCAATTGAAATTACACTTGAAGATACAATAGCGGATGCATTATATAATGATATATATAATGCTCGCATTGCAGGTGAAACTACATTGCGAATTAATGGTGATAATGTAAGTAGATTTATTAATCCAACTGAAATTATTGATTGTATGCTTTTACGTATATAATGAAAATAATTTTCGGTTTTAATTAAAACAATGCTATCTTTTCATAGAACGAGGTGAAATAATGAAAATAGATATAAAAAAAATATTAGAACTTTTAGGATTTATTGCAAAGATTGCAGCTTTCCTTAGTTTAACAATGAGTGTAGTTATTAAAACTAGAATTTTATTAGGAATTAGTAGTAAGATTAAAAATGCGGAGGACGATGATGACGATAAATCATAATATTATCAGAGGAATTTTGAAATGGGGCATGTTTGCATTATTTACTATTTCAATTGGAAATAAACTTAAAGCTATTCTTAAGTATGGTGGAACTACACCAAACAAAGACCCTAATGAAGATATCCAAACTGTCGAAGATGGTCCGGTGCATCAAGATTATGATATCGACATTGCTGAAGAGTCTGATAATTTATTTAACGATTATACAGAGGCTGCGTCTAACTATGGTAATATTCATCCTGGATCGGATAATAACTAGATATAACTAACTAATTAAGTTCGGAGAACTATTTATATGAATAACAACAATGATTGGAATTTTGGTGATGGGTTTCCATCAATCGAGATTGATGCGGATTATTGGAAAGGGTTAACTCTTAAAGAAAAAGGTCAGTATTTACTTCGTCTTATATTTCAGGAGAAAGACCTTGGAAATAGAATTCAAATGATGAATTATATTTTAGGTAACTCGGCTAAGATTGGTCGCACGTTTATTAAAAATCCTGAGGCTAAAGAATATTTAGACATTCTTGAAAATTCAGCTAATTTGATTTCAGTGAGTGCTGCACTTGGGAATATTTTAAAGCAGAAACAAAAATTCAGAAGTACAAAAAATAATGATATTGCTAAATTGATGGGATTACCTAACGGTAATTATGTTAGTGAAACTCATCTTGATATTACTCATGCGATGGCGGAAGCTTTTGTTGATATGAGTGATTACCATAAAGATAAATATACAATTACTCTTGATAACATTGTAACTGATGATGGTAAGAAAAATAATAGTAATAACAATACTGATCAAGGTGATGACACATCTTATGTGTCTATATCAAAGACTATTAAATTAGCCGGTACAATTGATAAAGATAATAAATGGGGTATTATAATTAAGACTACTGGTGGTATGTTCGAGGATGAAGATACAACTAGCTCAACTACATGCAAACTTTTTTATCCTGTGACCGGAATGAAAATGCATCCTGATGATCTTGAAGAAAAGATTCAAAAGATTATGTATGAATTATATATTGAAAAGGTTGATACTCGTAGTAACTTTGTGAAGATCAATGGCACTCGTCTTGAAATTTGTAAACGTAAAGAGATTGATGTTGAGATTACAAACATTGATGTTAAGCGTATTACTAATACTATGCGTAAGGTTCTTAGTGAAGACGCTAGGCGTGGTGCGGTGCTAGTAGGTGAACCTGGAGTTGGTAAAACAATCTGTGTACATAAACTTACAAATCAATTCCGTGATAAGTTAGTATTCTGGGTTAGTCCTGATAGTATTAATAGTACAATGGGTATTCGTCAAGTATTTAAAATCTTTTCTATGTTCCCTCATTCAATTGTTGTATTTGATGATTTAGATTCAGGACCATTTACAAGTAAGGATGAAATCACTGGTGAATTTATTTCATTACTTGATGGTACTAATAATAAGGATTTTAAAGCATTTGTGTTAGCTACTGTGAATGATCCATCTAAATTACATTCGTCTTTAGTTCGACCTGAACGTTTTGATGAATTAATTCATGTGAAGACACCACAAACGGCTGAAGAAGTAATTAATATTATTTTTGTTAAAGCCGAATTGAGAGGTTATTATCCAATCGAACAATTTGATGATGATCCTGATATGATGGAAGAGGATGATGTTAATGGTAAAATCATGTTCAAATCGGATGATCCTGAGTTGATTACACTTGCTGGTAAAATTATTGAAGCTAAATTTACCCAAGCGATGGTTGCGGGTCTTATTAATGATGCTCATTATATGATTGAAGATAATGAATTATCTGTGAATGGACTTGCAGTAGCGGTTACAGAACGTCTTAATTCAATTGATGCGTCTAATATGGTTGCTAAGAAAGGTCGCCTATCAATAGACACAGAAGCTCTTTCGGATGAGGCTAATGCAAACTTGGCTAAAAAGAATACGAAGATGTAATGATTAAGCTTTGGTTAAAACATTATATATATGAAATATCCATTGGTGTGTTGTTTAGTGAATTATTAAAAAATTTCCATACACCACCAATGGGTTTGTTATATCTAAGTAATTCGTTTTATAAATTACAATCGGAAGGTATTATAAATAATTTTACCTTATCGGTTGATTCTGATACTGGACATTACAGATTGGAAATTGATGCACCAGTGCATATAAAACTCGCACTAGCTGCTAAATTAGGTGAAATAACTAATGATTAAAACTATTGTTAAACATTTTATATTTGAGCGTTGTATCGATACTACATTCGCACAGATTACTGATAATTTTATTAAACCTGATATGACTAACATCAAAATTCAACAATGTGTTGATCGTATTCGAAAACAATTTCCAACCATTAACCTTAACTCTGTGACGGTTTTGAAATATCCACGTGCGTGTGGAAAATCATCTCGATATGATAATGCTACATATGTAGTTGGTGACGGTAAATATTATCAAACTACTACGTTTGGTGAAATTGGGAGTGTGTTGAGATCATGATTAAATTATTACTTAAGCATATGATAATTGAACAATGTTTAACTACATTATTTGATAATTTACATGCTAATTTCCATCCACTACCAACGATAGAGATTGAATTTAATCATGACTCTACATTATTAAATGATGTAGGCGTATATGTCCAATATGCACTCCCATTAATACGTAGAACCTCTCCGGCATTACTTTCAGATAACATAATATCATATGATATGTTGAAAGGGAATATTGGTATATGCTATGCTCAAAGATTTCTTGATTAATAAGTATTTAATAACAATATAAAGTATATTGTACTATATGAAAACATTTTAAAGTATATTGTACTATATGAAAACATTTATTATTACATTTACATTTTTAATATCAATTACAATATCGACATTTAGACGCAATCCATTTAAGCATGCGTGGAAATATTTTGTTAGTTTAATGACTCGCATCAATAACTACATGATATTGGGTAATGTTGATATTGGGAAAGCATTGATCAATAAACTCCAAGCTGAAATTGAAGCTGAAATTGATAGGGAAATTCTGAGTGCAATGATGACCTCCGCTAAACAACAACGGCCTTTACTTGACAAATGGAAGCCGGTACTTGAGTCTGATATTAGTAAGCCTATTGATAGTGTAGTTGAAGCACGTAAGGTAGCAACCATTATTAAATCAGCGATTAAACTTAACAAACCATATAACTATGAACCATATAAAGGTAAATGTAAATTACACAGCAGATGATTAAAACTTATTTAAAACATAAATTCATTGACGATGCAATTGGTGTGGTGTTCGATTCATTTCAACGTAATTTTGATATGCGTCTAGCATTTAGTGATATAACTGTTTCATCTGGTAATGTGATTGATGGGATATGGCGTAAAATGATTGTTAAAGTTGGGAAATACGAATATATTAGTATGTACAATGATGATTTACTAATTGATCTATGTATTGTTCATGGAGATGATTATGGAGCTAAACTTTATCGGATAGCGATCACACAAGAGGTCGCTGAGAACACTGGAATCATAATTCAATGATTAAAACTTTAATTAAACGTACAATAGCTGACTACGCTATCAGTGTATTCTTTGATCAGGTATATGATAACTTTGTTAAGCCTCCGATGTCAACCGTGGATCGCATTCGATTGTTATCATAAAAAATTTCTGCACGTAGTAGAAAAATTTCAGCTAACTATACGTTAGAAATGCCGCAAGACATCGCTGTACTTCACGGTGGTAGTATATTGAGAGTTTATTACATGACATGATGATACGTGAGCTTGAAATGGATCTACAAGCTGTTGTGGGTATGGATCGTGGTGTAGCTGGTGGTGATGACTATAGTGTTGGATATAAAGGCTCTCCTCACAGTGACTCTGGAATTATATTTTTACCCTATGTTCATGGACTAATTTCATCAACTAAATAAAAAGTGGTTGACATCTAGCTGAAATAATCTATATTATAGTCATTATGAAACACAATGAATTGACATACGCTTTAGTTAACACTGCAAACACTGCAAACACAGTTAACAAATTCCCGCCCCGTGCGGTGTAGTTTCTGATTTCCAAAAAATAACATAATTGTCTTTAAATTGATTCTTAATCCATTGAGATTATTGTATTCAATTTTCCAACGGAAGTAAACTGAGCAGCCGAAGTCTCAGAAGTGGACAGTCAGATGTGGCTAACGGAAAGTTCGACCCTTTCCCTTCCGATTAAACTATCAGGATATAGCTCAGTCTAGTAGAGCGTCTGTCTGGGGGACAGAAGGTCGGGGGAGCATATCCCTCTATCCTGACTAATAACAGTCTATGGTGTTTAATGATAGCATTCGTGGTTTGGGTCCACGTGGTGGAGGTTTAAATCCTCCTAGACTGATACATTTCATTGAACTTAATTTATAAAGTTCAAATTCATATAACTCCGATTATAAACTATTATGAAAGGAGTATATATGAATACACATAATAGGTATAATTGGAATGAAATACAACGTTATTATAATGATGGACATAGTTTCAGAGATATTACGGCAAAATACGGTGTGTGCAGTGCCTCAATACATGCGGCCAAAAAACGAGGTGAGTTTGTTTCCAGAACATCAGGTGAATCACTTAAACTATTTCATCAGAAAAATCCAACGGCGGGTAAAGAGCAATGGACCTCTGAGAGACGTAAACGACAGAGTGAAGCTAAGAAAAAATTATATAAGGAATTCCCTGAGAAACATCCTAATCGTAAATTAGCAAATAATCGATCTAAAATGAGCTATCCTGAAAAGCGTGTATATGACTGGTTAAAATCAGAGAATATAGCGTTTGAGCATCAGTATCATATTGATAAATATTTTGTAGATTTTTGTATTGGTACATTAGTAGTCGAAGTTGATGGTGAACAATTTCATAAGGACACTGATTATGATATACACCGAGATGCAGTAATTGAATCATATGGATTTATCGTTAAGCGATTTCCAGTTAAATCCATATTAAAATTTGGTCCGTCTATTATATTAGATAATTCTATATCAGATGATATAATTAATGGATACATTGAGTTACGTAAGGAACGTATATGCGTTGTATGTGATTCAATATATTATACAAGACGAAAAACATGTTCTGATGAATGTAAACGAAAACTGAGAACTATCCACCCACCATCAAGTAAGTTATCTAATGCATGTAAGCAATTACCAGTAACCAAAGAAGAATTACAGGAGTTAGTCAATACAACACCGATGACACAAATCGGGAAGCAATTTAATGTAAGCGATAATGCGATCCGTAAGTGGTGTAAAAAATATGGAATAGAAACTAAGCGTAAATTTGAATGCACTAAGGAAGAGTTGCAAATAATGATTGACTCTGGATTGAGTCGCAGAGCCATATCTAAAGAAGTTGGTGTAGGTGTTGATAGGATACAGAGAATGTTAGATCACTATGGTATTACAATTATTAAACAATGCGTTAAATATTCGGGTGATGTAATTGCAACTGCATGTGATCATATAGATAAAGGGTTAAAAAATATTGAAATTGCTAAATTGATGGATATGGATCATAAACAGATAAGTGCAATTCGCAGACGTTACCGTAAATAATTTACCTAAAATTTGAAAGTTTAACTATATTTAGTTTCAAGTATAAGGAATTAGGTTGTGAAACAGAACAGAAAAAAACGCAGAAGATATTGGAATCAAAGTCATACTATGGTTTTGAAGCTAAATAAAGCTTATATGCCCATTGATGTATGTACATGGGAAGATGCTGTTGGTGATTGTTACAATGATTTGAAAATAAAAGCTGAAATCGTTGACATCTATGATGACATATTTTTACATTCTGGTCGATCAACTGGATCTGTTTCAAATAATCAAATCAATTGCCCAGCGGTTATCCGTATGATTGATTCAGAAATTACACAACATGATATGGTTAAAACCCTTCGTGTAAGTCGTAAAGGTCTTTACGAGCGAGACGATGGTAAATGCTGTTACTGTGGAACTGAAATAAAATTATCTGAGATGACGGTTGAACATGTATACCCTGAATCAAAAGGTGGTTTAAATACGTGGGATAACCTTAGAGCTTGTTGTCACGACTGTAACCATGAAAAAGGTGATAAGATGTTAAGTGAGCTTGGATGGACTATTAGGAAGCGTGTGGGTATACCTACGTTAACTAAGGAAGCACCTAAAGCTATTGTAAATAAAATTGGTGCTCGTGTTCCGCATGAGTCATGGAAGAAATACATATATTGGAGTATTGATACTGAAGAAAAACTAAGGGGAATCGAGTGTTAACCCTTTTCTTAAAACATAAAATACTTGAGTATAGTATAAATAACTTATTTAAAACCATCGAAAGTAATTTTAAAACATTACCTGACATATATGTTAATAGTAAATTTAAATCAATAACAATAGCTATTGGATTATTAAATAATATTCCTGCTTATACTACATATAATGATTGTACAATAACGAGTGTATATTCAGGTATATATTTAAATAAACCTGAAACTATATTTAACTTCACTGATTCCAGTGGTGAATTAATAATGGGTTGTACTTCAAGCGACATTAAATTTAATAAATAATTATAAACATTAGAAGGTACTTAACCCTCGATGTTCTATGATAAAAACTATGTTAAAACATTATATTTATGAAATCTCACTTGATGTGTTTTTCAATAAATTAATACAAAATTTCAATATTGATATTGATAGTATAATACCCCAAGTTGGTGATGTATATAGTACTATATCTCATATATATGGAGATGAACATTTTCATAATTGCATTGTTAAAAAAGTTGAGATGCGTGGTTCTAATTCAGATCCATATGCGGTTGTGTATGCAACATATGTATATTCATCTGGAAGTGATCTTGATGAGGTTCAATATAATGAACAATATGAGCCGGATGAGTTATATGAATATGATGAAGATATGGTGATAATTGATGATAATCAAACTATTACAGATTTAATTGACAATGATGATTTAGAATCTTTTGAAGGTGATGGTATAATTGCATTAAACTCTAAATACTATAAGTTTACCAAATGATTAAAATATTATTACGACATACAATAATAGATACATGTATCAGTATTTTATTCGATGAGCTTAAAAAGAATTTCCCGAGTAAAATGGATTCATCTAAATTATTTGTAGGTGAATATATAAATGTTCGTATACTGGTTAGTGATAGTCATTATGTACTGCGTGGATGTAGAGTTGATAGTCAAGATGGTGCATTTACATATTTAAAATATGATGGATTTGATTCACCAATTGTACTTGTAACTAAAGATGGTGATCTTGTTGATATCAAAGGTAGCTACGATACAATCACTGAACATTTTATTTAACCATTTTTTGTAAAATATTCGTATATTTCTATTATACATATAAAGGATATTATGGAATATTTTGAAGAATCTAGTGTATATCAACGTGACGATATACCAAATGTGGCAATTGTTAAATATAATAATGGTGAATTTCGTGCAGTTAAATTTGAATATTCTAACGGTAATCTCACTGTACTTTCTGCTGATATAAATGCAAATACACATTCAGGTGAGTCTGCATTTCCTGATCTACGTGAAGATCAAATATGTTTCGCTCGAATTGCGTTTGAATTTGAGCTTGATGATGATGAAGGACTAATGGAAATTTCTTTATATGAGACTGTTGATGTTAATATCAATGGAACCGCATTAAATGTTGAAGAAATTATTAAAAATGATATACAAGAAATGGTAGAAATCTATATTGAACATATAGACACTTTTTATAAAAGCCTTTAATGTTAACTACACTGCTAAAATATAAAATATATGAAAGTTGTATTAATGTATTTTTCAATAATTTAATGAAAAATTTTCAAATTGCAGCTAAATCAAGACCTCAAATAGGGGAACGCTATTCTTGTATTTATGATACGATGGTTGGTGATTCATTTTATGATTGTATTATAATTCCAAAATATGAATTATCTTTCTATGATGAGTTAATTGAAGCATATGCGGAAGATGGATTAGATGTAAGTGATATTGCATTTGGTATTCGATATAAGAAATATGAAGATGATGCAGGTGAATATGAAGTGTATGATGATGCAGGTGATTCATTTGGTGAGACTAGTTTTATATTTACTGAATTAGATGATATTTTGTTTCAAAAATAGTTGGTTGATGGATTTAAGTTTTTTTCTATATTAAACTTAATGTAACTCTCAATAAAGGATTTAGCATGAAAGTATTAGAGCAAGACGTAATTAGAATGAATTACGATAGATTGAGATCACTTGTAGCAATTTATCAAGTATGTAATGGATATGAATATGGATTGAAAACTGTAATTGATGCATTTATTAACGATAATACATTATATATTGATAAAATACGTAAACGTAACTGGGTTTTCTTTACTACAACTGATGTGACTGTAAATTCAGAGGGATTAATATTATACGAATCAGTTAAATCTATTGTCGATTTAGTAACTGCTGGTATTAATTCGTGTTATATTACTATTAGTGATCGTACTAAACGTCAAGTTGCAATTGAAAAACTGGTTACATCAAACTTTACATCATTTTCTGAGTATTTAATTACACGTGATATTTTTGATGGCATGCTTGCATGGGATGATATAGAAGCAGTTCAATTTCCAATTTCAAGTAAATCATATATGGAATCTCGTATGAAATTACGTGTTAAAAATTTAAATTCATGTGCTCCAAGTGATCGTTTATATAAGTTTGATAATTACTATGAAGATGGTGGATTAGACTTTTGGGATATTTATTTTTTGGTTGAACTTGTTGGTAACGGTGATCTTACATATAGTTACATTGATGATAGTCCTTACATTGATGATTCTTCATTTGTTGAGGAGTCAGTTGAAAATGAATATCAAATGATATCTATTCCAGATTCCGAAGTTCCTCCAGCATTTGAGGGTGCGTTGATTGAAGATATTATATCGACAGAACCAGAATCGGAACTAGAACCATATGTAGCTCCAGAGTCAACTTATAATGAACCTAAACTTGAACGATACAGTGATTCAAGCTATGATAGTGATTCAAGCTATGATAGTGATTCAAGCTATGATAGTGATTCAAGTGACTGTGGTGGTTGTGACGATTAATGCTAGTCGATAGAATTACTATTCATTTTTATTTAATTATTTTTTTTTATATCAATATTATAAATCAGTCTCATAACAAATTAAAAGGGGATTAAAATGGAATGCATAATGTTTATATTTGGAATTTTAGTAGGATATTTATTTCCGAAATTATTTCGAGATTTAAAATCAAGTTATCATTATTCTGCTGCTGCTAATGAAAGGGATATATATTTACCTAGTATATATGCACCATCTATTAAAGTATATACACCAGTAGATTCATTAGATAGATCAAATCCACCAATTGATGATATTATACCATCGGAAATTAAACCTATTCCACCTTGGTCGCATTAAATTATGATTAATATTTTTAATAAAATAAAAATATGATTGACAACTCCGATTAGATTTCTATATTAAATATATTGAAAGATTAAAAAAGATTAAAAAATTAGTTGACAGATCATTAAAAAATCTATATTATTATTAACAAACGATAGAAATATCAAATTAAGGAATTTTATTATGTTATTTACAACTCTTGAGAATAGAAATGAAAGAGAAAATAATCCCAACGGGGTTTATTGTTAATAGACATTTTTGTTTAACTAACTTATAAGCCTCGTTGATAACTTCAACGAGGCTTTTTTTGTTTTTATAATCTGAGGTGGCGAAATTGGTAGACGTACTTGATTGTTACTCAAGCACCGAAAGGTAACTGGGGGTTCGAAGCCCTCCCTCAGAGCTAAAGAGGTTCACTAACTCTTAAAACAAGTGAACAATGACATGTACCCGAGTAGGCAGCAGGGGGCAGACTGTTAATCTGTTGGCGTAAGCCCACCGTTGGTTCAAGTCCAACCATGTCAGTAAAAACTAATAATCTAACCATTATTATAAACTATTACATATAATGTAAGGAATATAATAATGGTTAGAAGTAGGTCATATAGTACAGAGCACGTAAAAAAATGGAGAACAACAAGTAAGCGTAGAATGGTAATTGCTATGGGTGGGAAATGTAGTGTATGTGGATATGCCAATTGTGATGATGCATTAGGATTTCACCATCTAGATCCATCTAAAAAGCTTTTTACATTAGGTGGTACACGAGCTAATCCTAAGAACTGGAATGATGTAGTGAATGAGTTACGTAAATGTATATTAGTGTGTCATAATTGTCATAGTGAAATACATGCCGGTATGGTCGATATACCAAGTAATGCACCTAAATTTAATGAGGAGTATGCTGATTACATTAAAAGAGATCGTGAACTAAAGATGATCAAATGTCCTATATGTAGTACATTAATGTCAGCATCTAATACAACATGCTCATATAAATGTGCAGGTACGATTAGATATAAAATTGATTGGGATAGTATTGATTTAAAGACTGAGTTGGAAAATAAAAGTTATTTACAAATCAGTAAGGAACTGGGTGTCAGTGATGTAGCAGTTCATAAGAGAGCAAAAAAACTGGGATTGAAATAAATATATTGCCCGTGTCGTCTAAATGGATAGACACCACACTTCTAATGTGGATTTATGTAGGTTCGAGTCCTACCATGGGTACTAATGTTGGGTTTGTCACGGGTTATTGAACCAATGTGGTAATAGTGGATAATGTAGGTTCGACACCTACCTCAACAGATAAACAGGAGACATTATGTCGAAGAAAGATAAAGATAAAATAAAGCGAAGTATTGAGATTGATTTCGAAGATGGTTCAACGAAAGAATTAGAATTAGGTAAAGTCGTTGCGATGAAATCTACCAATGATAATACCAGTGGTAAAATCTATCTGGAACAAATGCCAAATGGGAAATGGAGACTTCTTTACACTGAAGATGTAATTGAAGATTTCACAAAAGTAAAAGGTTTTAACGTAGTTAGAGAAAATTAAAAAGTGTTTGTATTGTAAGTCTCAGGCTAGTTGTAGGTCAATGACCGTAAAACTTCTACTGGTAGAGCTTGTCCGCCGTTATAGGGCAGTGTGTGGGTTCGAGTCCCATCAATACATTTAAATTAACGTAGAGTAAGATCTACACAAAAGGAAATAGAATTATGTACGCATTATATGAACAAGAATCAGAGGAAATGGACACTACTTAAGTATGTGCGGTTAAAATTCTATAAGAAATTTTTAAGACCCATACTCAATAGAGTGTGGGTCTTTTTTTATTAGGGCGGTGTAGAAAACGTTGGTTATTTCGCAATTCTTTCACAATTGAGTACTGGGATCGTCACCCAGCATCGCTATTACATTTAAGCTAGTGTTGAGGGTATTGGTTCCTCCCTTGATTTTCAATCAAGAATCCTTGAGTAAAGGTGTATGCGGGTTCGATTCCCGTCACTAGTACTATAAAAATATTACATAAGTATACCACGTCCTATATATAAAATAGACTGGGATAGTATTGATTTGGAATCATTACTTAATTCATATACAATTAAAGAAATATCGACCCAATTAAATATCACACCATCGAGTGTATATCGTAGAATAAAGAAGTTAGGTTTAACTACTAAACACATAAAGTAATCACAATGATGCGTTACATTCGTAAAGCTATTGCAAGTGAATCACTTATTAAATTAACAATATAAATAATGGGTTATTTGTGTATTATATAGTATTTTTATATTATATAAACATGGAGAAACCATAATGAATGTTCAAACATTAATACCAGACGAGTTAAGTATAATTGAAATCGACGTAGATTCGTCGTTAAGTCAACCAAAAGTACGTGAAATTCTTAATGAATACACAGATACCATTAAAGATGCTGCTAAAAACACAGGTCGTATATATAATATTGTATGCGTCCCGAAAAGATCATAAATGGTTAAGTTATCTGTCGTTAAACCTGAAGGATTAGACCCTTGGGAAAAAGATATGTTTGATCATGCAGATTATTTTGAATGTGTAAAATTTGATTATACATACAAAAGTGCGGTTAACCAATATAACTATGCACATACTGGATGTTCTAAAAATAATCAATTCAGTGGTAAAGTAATATCACCTGAAGATTGGGAACAATTAACAACAGATATTAGAAAAGTTGTTGGTGATCAAAATATGCGTAATATTAAAGTTCAAGTATATTACTGGGCATATGATCCACATGAAATTGGTCATCTATCAACTGGATATACATTCAGTAACGGTGGACGTATAATTGCATATGCTGTATGGGATAGGGCTAATTTATCAGGTGAGATGGTTACTCGCATTACTGATGATGGCTATATTATTGGATGATTATGTTTGATTATATATTTACATGTAGACCGTCAACCGTATGTAATATGAATTGTTCATATTGTTATCGACATGATGATGTACACACCAAATACAAAACTGAGAAATTTGATATTGATTCTATGCTTTGGCATTCAAGTCAATTTAAAAATAATGTATTTAATTTCTGTGGTTATGGTGAGACTATGATGCATCCACAATTTAGTGATATGATTACTGAATTAAGTCAAGTCACTCACGTGGATTGGGTTACGAATGGGACCGTATTTGGAACTAAATCATTTGACCGCATATTAACAGAGGCTAAACTCGATAATATAAATGCAATTGTAGTATCAGTTCATTTTGGTGAAATTGGTAATTATGAAAAATATTTTTCTGAATTAGAACCACATATAAATGTAATTAGATCGGCTGGCATTCCTGTACATCTTACATCGATAGCAACTGACAAAAATATTGATGAGATTATTGCTAATCGAAATTTAGTTATAAATTATGGTATAAAATTAAAACCTACATTTGAGCGATATACATTTGATAGTACCGTGGTTGATGGGACAACTTCATATAACGTTATGAATAAATTACGTTTTAATGGATTAGAATTATCACCAGATGAAGATCCGGTTGTTCAGTATCCATATATTGGAAAACGGTGTCCTAACGGATATAGAATATTTGAAATTTTACATGATGGTGTAATATATGATTGTTCATTTGATGAGAATCGTAAGATCATCGGAAATATCAATATTCAAACCCCAATAAATCAGCTCACCACTGATCGTATATGTAAGACTGAATGTACAACTTGTGTTCCTATGCTTCGTGGTGGTTATTTATTTAATTTACAAGCTCCTCAAAAATAAATACCTTAATAATATAATATTTTGCTATATTTACATTACATGTAAACAACGAGGTAAAAAACATGGAAAAATTATTATTAATTCTAGTTGGTGCTATTGCATTAATAGCTACTATTGCTGGTATAGCTGTAATTGGTGGTACACTTGTATGGGTAGTATGGCCTACAGCAGTGACTGCATTCCCAACTTTAGTGGCTAACGGTTATTTAGTATCTGAAATTACATGGCCGGCTGCTGTATGCTTAACATATATATGTGGGGTGCTTTTTAAATCCGTATCTGGGGTAAGTACCGACTAATACTATATTTATCATTATGATTAATTAATTTATCGTAAATCTATAAGTTGACATAATCTAATTAAATTCTATATTAAATTATGTCAACTGTTAATCATATTAACAAAGAGGTGTAAATATGTATA